TTCCAAGACTATCAGTACGACATTGATCGTGCCGTTTCAGATGCAGAAGATTATACTCTTGAGGAATTAGATAATGACCAATACAGAGATTATTGGCGATGATATAGAGGAAGTACGATAATGAATAAAAATGTAACATACGATTTTGGTCTTGACAGTATCGTTGCAGTTGACGCTCCGATTGGTACTGATCCAGACACTCTGATCCAGCAGGTAAAACAAAAACTCATCCAGCGAATCCAAGAGGATGACGTTACTATTGTGTTTGAGAATATTTACGATGGCGAAACAGGAGCATACGATGAGGACTGGGAAAACTATGAGCGATGAACCAACAATAGACCAGATGCGTAACTTGGCAGATTATATTGTTAATGGTATGAGTTACGAGGAATTAACTCAACATGTATTTGACGATGTATATTCTATTATGTTAGAAGATAATGATGTATTCCATACAAACCTAGAACAACTTGGTTACGAACCAGAGGATTTTACCAACGAGAAATTTAAAGGAGAAGTTTAATGAGTTTTGTTGTTAAAGGATTAGCAGCAGTTTTAATTTTATCATCAGTAGATAATCCGATCTGGACTAACGATATGACAGATCAAGAGAAGTGTCAGGCAGAAGCGGATTATATGGCAGAAAATTATGCTTACCGTCATGTTTACAAATGTATCGGTAAGTTTGAAGGAATCGGATATGGAGGCGATCATCCAAAAATTGCTACTTGTACTCCAAGGTACAAAATGACTCTTACGGGTGACGCATCTGCACAATCATCAAATGGAAAATGGGTTAGAGTTAGGAGTTGGAGATAATATGACAGAGTTAAAAGTTAAATATAACAAAGATACGAGTTGGACAATAAGAAGTGAGGATGGAAAGTTAAGTAAAAAACTATGGAATAAAAGAGATGTGGAGGACTTTCTTGACCTACATGAAAACTTATCAAGAAAAAGAAAACTTCCAAAACTTTTTTCAAAATTGTTTAAGTTTACCCGTTGACATTCCGATGTTGTATTGTATAATAGAGGCATCAACCAACCAACCACTTTTGAGGAATTACTATGAAGATGGCAACTGCCCCACAAGACGTAACTTTTCATGGCGACTTTGAGCAACGCGATGTTGCTATCGGTGATGTAGCGTTTATTCTTGATATGTTCGCAGACAAGGTATACAGCAACAAAGAACGTGCTGTTATCCGAGAGTTAGCGTGTAACGCACATGACTCTCACATTATGGCAGGTACTACGGATGTACCATTTGACGTACACTTGCCTACTCAGCTTGAGCCTTGGTTCAGCCTGCGTGACTACGGTACAGGTCTGGAAGATGATGACATCGCCAACATATACGGTGCTATTGGGGTCAGCACTAAACGCGACTCCAACGAGGTCATTGGTTGCTTTGGTATCGGTAGTCTGTCGCCCTACAGTATGTGCGATAGTTTTACCGTTAAAAGTTACCTTGACGGTATCGTTCGCACCTACCAATGTATGCGTGACGAGAAGCGTCAACCAAAGGTTATTCCTCTGGGGTCAGCACCTACGGACGAGGCTAATGGTCTGGAAGTTAAGCTGACTGTCAACGGCAAGGTCAGCGAGTTTGAAGAAGAAGCAGGGCATGTGTTCATGTTCTGGGAGGGTACGCTTCCAAAGATCAACAACCAGCATGTAATTCGTAAGTGTCAAGAGATGCGTGACAGGTACGTTTTCAAGGGTGATGACTTCGGACTGACTCCATCTTGGGGTAGCATGTACGCTCTCATGGGCAACATCGCTTACAAGATTCCAAATCAACTTGATGAGTTCGACGTTGACGGTTACTTAAAATTTGACCTCGGAGAGTTAGAGTTTGATACTGCCCGTGAGAATCTGTCGATGACCGACAAGACCAAGGCAGCACTCAAGGCTAAGTTTGCGTCAGTACCAGATCGAAGCAGAGGATACTCCATTCAAGAAGGCAGCACTAGCAGAGACTCTTGGTAAGGGTCAGCTTGGGCGATTCGTAGGTCACAAGAACCTAGATGGCTATGCACTACCCGAACCAGCAGAATCGGTGACATACTGGCAGTCTAAGTATCGTGGCAGCGAGAAGTATAATACTCACAGCATCAATGCTACTGGTGACATCAAGTATTACCTTGACAAGCCCCGTATGCAGACTCGTATCAAGTCATACCTAAAAGATATGTCAAGTGGTCATACTATGTATATCTTCAAGGACTTGGCACAAGCATTGGAGTGTAACATTCCAGTAGATATGCTAGATGACTTGGATGATCTACCAAAAGTTCAGCGTGTATCGTCTGGAACAACAAGTAAGTGTAAAACTTTACGATTCCTTTCTAAAAGTGGGTGGAGTTACAATGACGCTGACCATTGGGATGAAACAGAGATTGAGCTTGATGGTTCCGAGATTGTGTACGTTGAGGTCAATCGCAACAAGCCTGTTAGTTGTGGTAACTATACTGACTGCAATCGTGGTATCACTTCTACACTCTCGACTGCCAAGGAGCATATTGGTGAGATCAATCTGATTGGACTCAAGACTGCTTTCCTCAAGACCGCAGCATTTCGTAAAGGTAACTTTATCCATCTGGATGATTACCTCAAGCGAGAGTACGCAAAGAAAGCACCTAAAACTTTCTTCGAGTACGACAGTAGTGATCTTGGCACGTTCAAGTCTATCAACAAATACATTGACAGTGACGAAGTTCGTGAGATCGTTGAGCTTGCAACGTCCTGCGAGAACACTGAAATTGCAGGTATCTGTAAGCGTCTTGGTGTTGCTGTTGAGATGACCAAGGATACCATGCTGCAAGAGATGATGGACGAATGGAACGAGCGTCATAAAATGTTGACCTTTGTTTCTGACTGGGAGATCAGTAGGAAAACACAGATCATCGCAGAATATATTTCTGGAAAAGTTAAAGAAACCGATTGACATTTACCGATGTCTATGATATAATAAGATTGTGCGGGTGAGGCGGCGTTCAGGGTGTCGTCCAAACCATAACCCGATGAAGTTGGATTCCCGCCTCTCTTCACCAACCACAGGAGATCGTTATGAGAACAAAATCAAAGCGTAAGAAACCAGCACAGGAATACGTTGAACCAGCGAAAGCACCAGACCCAACTATTCCTAATGACATTTTAAAGGCTTTTCTTGATCGTCACGTTACCGTATCTGACACTGTGAATATTACACAGGTAGTAGATGGTTTCCTCTGGGAAAAGGGTGGCATAGAAAGATACCGAGTCAATGTCTGGATGAAGCGAAATGTTGAGGGTCAGTATTGCCATGATAATTACATTGGTTATAGCTGGTTTCTTCAATTTAACCGTCAAGATCAAACCCTTATTGACAAGACCACTGGACGAGTTGAAGAGGATAAAAAAGAGAAGTCAAAACTTAAAGGTATCGCAAGCGGTTCAGAACGAATTGGTAAATCTTTTAGATAGGAAATTGAAAATGGACAAGAATATTATTGTAGAAATTGAAGATGGAATTATTCTGGGAATTTACTGCCCAGATGAGACTTACATTGTAAATGTTTTGGATCGCAGTGATACAGCAGATGACTGTCCGACTGTCTTAGAATACTATAGGGACTTGGAAAAAACAAAAGAAAATTTGAAAAATATGTATTGAACCCCTTGATTTTTGCCGATACATAATCTATAATAGAGTAGTCGAAACCAATCACTTTTACTTTAGCGAGGACAGTTATGCTTACGCACACTAAATCTAACGACAATCACTGGACTGTAATTCTTGGTGGTCAGCCCTTTATCTTCGACCACACTCACCCACAATATGCTGCTCTAGTCGAGTGCATCCATACCGAGGATGCTGACCAGTTTGTTGAGCTAATCAGCACTGGGCATCAGATCGAGAACTGGTCAAACGGCGACTTTGAGTTTCGCGATGGATTCCTCTACTTTGAGGACGAGCAGGTTGCCAGTCAACCCACCAGTCGGGTCATTGAGATGATCCAGCAAGGTTTTCCTCATCAGCCCATGCTTAACTATTTGACAAATCTTTATGATAACGTCAGCGAACGTGCGGTTCAGGAATCATACACTTGGTCAAGCCACAAGGGTCTGCCTATTACCGATGACGGGATGATGGTTGGCTACAAGGGTGTTGCCATCTATCGTGGCGATACGATCAAGGTCAAGAACGGTGAGCTTAAAGATGGCGACCATGTTGACCGCTACACTGGTAAGACGTTCCGCAACAACGTGGGCGATGTATGTAGCATGAAGCGACGACAGGTCTGCGATGACCATACGCAAGGGTGTTCATCTGGTCTGCATGTGGGTACTTACGAGTACGCAAATGACTGGGCAACTAGCACCGGTGTTGTGTTGCTGGTAAAGTTTAACCCTAAAGATATTGTTAGCGTTCCATCTGACTGTAACTGCCAGAAGATGCGGGTCAGCGAATACGAAGTTATCGCTATCGCTCGTGAGCAACTGGAAGAAGCGGTCTATGCAGGGGACGAAGAGTTTGAAGATACTCTGGAATACTGGATGGGCGAGAACGACGAAGTAGACTTCTAACTGTGGTTGGTTAGGCTCAAGGGGTACGATTCGCTCTGCCCCTTTCTTTATTTTTATCTAATGGAAGGGATTATTAAATGAAAAAGTTTTTGTTGATTGTTGGGTTGTTTGTTATGACCGGAAACGCTTACGGTCAGGGTTGCGATAAGCATAGAATGTTCAATAACCAAAAAGCTAAGGTTGTGGAATATAAATGTGTTTCTCCATGTGATATTATGAAGGGTGTTGGTTGTTATTTAAAAGATACAACGATTAGAGTCGGTGATGGTCTTGGTACAATTATCACAGCACCTTTTAAAGCAAAGGCTTGTTGGCCTAAGCCAGAGACATGGCGTTACACACCACCTAAGTTTAAATGGTCGCCGCCACGTTGGGAAAAAATGGATTATCCTGATCCAGTTCTTCCCCCTCTCAAAAAAGAATATCAATTCCCGCTACACAGGGAACCAGAACCAAATGATTTCATTACGTTTTTAAGTTTGAAGTTTTAGTGGTATGTCCACGGCACTCGATTCATCGGTTTTAGATAGGTATATCTTTCAATGGCATTTCGAGTGCTTATTTTTTTTGGAGTGTAACAATGAAAGTATCTGACATTGATTGGGAAATCCGTCAAATTTGGATGGCGATTGACTATTACGAGCGTGCGATTGAAAATGCGTATTTCAGAAAAGATGTTGAGCATTACGCTGATATGATCTCATCTTTAATGGAACAACTTAGAACATTGGAAAGGAAGCGAGATGTGCGTAGATAGTGAAATGGTGTACCAAGAAGAAGTAAAAGAAAGAGAGAGCAATGATTACTCACCTTACAGTTATGTAGAGGATAGTGAAGACCCCGTATTTTCTGATGAGGAAACTTTATCAGAATGGGAGTGGGAATAGTGTATAATAGAGTAGGATCGTGGACGATGTAAGGATTCGCGTATCTTGCTCTTGGAGCTATTCCGATGTTTAAGTCGTCTTTAAAAACCTGTTTGTTTTTGTTGATGTCATTTGCTGCTGGACTGATTTCTGTTTACGATAATGTTTTAAACGTCATTTTTATGGAGACTTTACCGGTTGATGAGCAAAACCCATTCGCCTCATCTATCATTGATGCGGTTGGTGTTGTGGGATTAGTCCACATAAAAGCAGCTACTACAATAGTTGCAGTAATTATTATGTGTGCTTTAAGTTTTACTAAGTATAGGACTGCGATAATAGGAGTTTTTATTCTTCAATGTTTACTTTTCTTTTACTTGACATTTTACACTCCAAATGGAAACTTTTGGGGAAACAATGAAGATTTTGCACTTCCTATTAAGTTATTTTGGAGATTTTATACGGAAGGTGAAATTCCATCCTTGGATATTCCTTATCGTAATAATCTTATCAGGGCTTCTTAATCTATTGAACCTTATCTTTTGGAGATGAAATGAATTTTAGGATTTTTTGTAATGTAATTTTTGTGGTGACTGTTATAGGTTGTATATTCTTTTTTAATTCTGGTTCAAGTGAGCGTTCTGTATCAGCGGAACAAGGCAAATCGGAAGAGACTTTGCCAGCGATACCTGAACAAATCTTAACCGAAAGAAAAAAACGAAACCCACCTCTTCCAGAAATTATTATAGACCAAGAAATATTAGATGAGTTGGAATCTCTTGAAAATGAATCAGTCGTACAACCGACAGATAAGTGCGGAACAGTACGAAGAAGGGGTCTGTTGAGAAGATTGTTCTGTAGATAATGTGCTTCACATTCGATGTACGCTTCCCGTACTTCAGAGGAATTGCACACCTAAGCCAGAGTCAAAAGATTCTGGCTTTTTTTGTAAAGTATGGGTTGACTTTTGACGATACCTATGATATAATAAGGTATCGACATTCACTCTATCTTCACCCTTGGTGATTCACTGTATTTTGTCGGTTTTGCTGGACTCGTAGCTCAGTTGGTTAGAGCAGGGGACTCATAATCCCTTGGTCGGGGGTTCAAGTCCCTCCGAGTCTACTTTTGGCCTGATAGTTAAACGGATATAACAAGGGACTTCTAATCCCTAGTTCGGGGTTCGATTCCTCGTCGGGCTACTGGAAATTTAAACTTAGTCATGCTTCAGAGTAGATGTACGTTGTCCGTACTTCATATTAATTGTATGACAATTTTAGGATTTAAAATATGTTAGTTTTAGACTTAGGAAGTAATGTTGTTGCTTGGAGAGATACCGAAACAGGTAAGTCCGGTGTCTGGAAGGCAGAAGAGATGTTTAGAGAAACATTAAAGCTACCACAAGGTTCAGAGATAGGTGGAGAAGCGGCACATTTCTCTACCCCAAGAACAAAAGTTTCCAAGGCACAATACTATAAAGAGGACGAACTCCTGTACTGGTATGATGCACTAAAAAATTCCGGTATAAACCTATATCTATTCGCAGAAAATGAGACTGCAAAGTACAGAAAGTTTGCAGCGAGAGATTCTGAGTTCGTTGAAAAACACAATATTGAAGTTGTAAAAGATAAAGATGGTGGTCTTGACTTAAAGAAATCAGAAGAGAGTGATTTGCTTTGTCTCCAATGGGCATTAGATAACATTTCAAACATCAAAAGAAACTTAAAGCGTCCGCCAAGAACATTCGACCCGTCAGTTTCTATCACCGAGGGTAACAAAGCTAGGCAGGAATGGGGAGAACACGCTAACTGGATGAGAACATTTGATTATTCTCACCCAGATGATAAGGCTTCTGCTTGGTTACATGAAAACATTTTAGAGTTGCAAAAAAGGCTCAAACAAGAGACTCGCGAGATATTAAAAATTACTGACGATAACTTGTATTATCGTTCTTCTAATAACAAAGAAAAGAAACCAAAGGGTTCACTCAAAGGTCAGTCTGCCATGTTGTATAAAAGCAAGATGAGAACGCCAACTATTACAGCGGTTCAGCAAACACTTATGGATTGGGACGGGAACCTCAGAGTAAGAGAATCTACTGGTCAGACTGCTGGATGGAACTGGGTGAAAAACGAAGTGTTCATGTGTAAACCTTACAGACCAAAAAAGAAAGGCCAAAGCGGTGGGGTCATCAGAAGTAACATATACCACTGGGGTCTTACTCCATATACAGTAGAAAAACTTGGAACAAAGAAGGGTAACAAGAAAAAGAAACTAATTGATTTTACGCCTCAAGAACATGCAGATCGAAAGGTTATTGTAAAACAATATATGAAAGCGATTAAAGATTTGTGGACAACACTGAAATCAATGACTACAGAGCAACTGCAAGATTCACCTTCTCTACAAGATTCAACTTCAGTACAAGATTCATCTTCAGTACAAGATTCAATCTCAGTACAAGATTCAATGTCGGTACAGGAGTAATCTTGTTTCAAAGGAAAGTCTTGTAATGATTAGCCAGTTCAGGTTCGCTTGGACTGGCTTTTTTCAACCAGCGAAATCGGTTCGGACAATTCAACATAACTGTGCTTTTCGGCACTTCAGTTTAAATTTGTCTAAGGGTTCGACTCCCTTATGGTTGACTTTGATAATGGTAGCATAGTATCATTGACTTACAAAAATTGTATAAAAAAGTAATTGGGTGAAGTTTTGCTTTCTTACCCGTTGTAAGTTATAGGTTGAAGCGGAGTGTACGACCACTCCAAGGTATCGAAATAAAAACTAGGCTCTGCTGGCGAGCAACCTAGACCTACGAAGATAACTTCGGTTTAGCACAAAAATTTATACTAGCTTGTAAGATACTGCCTATAAAAGCTACTGATTACCTGCGAGGCTTTCTTAGTTCTTCGTAGGTATAAACGCAGTCGGTACGCAAATATTTAAAATAAATTAAAGTTACCACTTGACAAATGACGATCTGTAGACTATAATAAGGTAGTCAGTCACAATTAAGCGAGGAATCACAATGTATAACTTATGCTGTATCAGTAACGAACTCAAAGAGCAAGGCTACAAGTTTCAGACTATGACTTGGAAGCGTTTTAACCAACTGTGTGACGAGCATGGTGTAGAGTATGCCTTAGACCAGCTAGGTCAGCGTTGGCTCAACAATGTAGAAGTTACCCGTTTGTGCATAGAACATTGTTCAGACAACGGTTGGGGCTACCGTGTGTCGTCTGCATTGTTTCCATGCCTCACACATCCAGATTTTTATTACAACGTCACAGACGTTCCACAGTACGCTCAGATCGAAGAGGAATTTCGTGACATCGTTTATTACAACGAGACATGGCAGGTTCGTCTGTCCACACATCCAGACCAGTTCAACGTACTTGCCAGTGAGAATCAAGCGTCAGTAGACAAGACTATCGCAGAACTCAATCATCACGGTTGGGTCATGGACATGCTGGGTTGCGAGCGTAGCTATTACAACCCCATGAATATCCATATCAACTGCACCAAAGGTGAACTATCAGATATTGCTGCTCGCTTTATGTCCAACCTTGCCAAATGCGACGAGTCAGTTACCAGTCGTCTTGTTGTAGAAAACGAGGACAAAGGTTGCTGGAACGTAGACAATCTACTCAAACACTTTCGGTTGCCCATCACGTTTGACAACCTACACGACAAGTGCAACCCATCAGAGACAAGTTCAGACGCTTGCATGTATCAATGTGCTGCTACTTGGAATGTAAGACCTCTGTTCCATTACAGCGAGTCGCATCCAGAAAAAACCAATCCTCGCAGTCACGCAGACATGCCAACAGACATGCCGTGTAGCGATCAGTACGATTGGGACATCGAACTCAAGTCTAAGGACGCAGCGATTCGTGCCTGTGCCATGTATGCACTACACTAATGATACCAACAATACCGTTCAACATTTTAGTTCTGATAATCTTTATAGAGCTATCATTTCGTATTAACGATTTAGTTTTGGTAATACCAATCAGTTGGAATATAGCAGTAACAATCAATAATAAATTAAGAGGAAGAAAATGAGTTATAGCAAGTTTAGTATTGGAGTGTGTTGTCTTGTCTTTAGTTCTATGGCCGTAGGTTTTATTGCGGGCAAACATAGGGCAGAATGGCTGGCAGAAAAAGAGTTGTCAAAAGTTATCGACTGGAACACTAAGCAGATTCACAGTCTTGGGGTAAATTCTGCTGTTGAAAAACAAAACGCAGAACTCTTAATTCAAATTTTAAATGTTATTGAGGGGAACGAAGTCAGAGAGGTTCCAAGGCAAATACCAATGGGAATGATGGACAGCGACGAACCAATCGAGGACGATGATGTGCCTCATACATTTGAACAGGTAAACAAAGACCAGCGAGAAGTAGATCGAGGTATCAGGGCAGCAGCAAATAATAACTTGTTTCAAGGTGAAAGCCTCCATACAATTTTGAATAAAATGAAAGAAACCCACTTGACAAATTAGTAATCGTAGGTTAGAATAGGGGATAATGTTATGAAAGATTCAGGAATGTCTGACTCTCAATTTATGAGATTTCAAAAAAAGAAACACGAAAGAATCAACAACTATATTGATAACTACGATAAAGATATTAAACTTAAACAAATTAGAGATCGCTGGGAGTCAGCAAAAACTAGGAAAAAAACATTTTGGGAAAGGTTTGTTAGATGGTTGAAATTGAGATAACGGAAGAAATGAAAAAGCGAGCTTGGCGCAAGGCTCGCGAAATGGGAAAACTTAAAAATTCTATTACTGATGGCGATGGCAATATTGCCGGTTTTCTTGGCGAAGAAGTTGCCAATCAAGTAATCATGGGTCAGATCACAAACACTTACGATTATGACATCATTGAAGACTCTGGCGTAAAGTGGGATGTAAAGACCAAACGATGCACCAGCGCTCCAAAAGATTATTATGAATGTTCCGTTGCAGCGTTTAACACAAAGCAACAGTGTAACAACTATGCTTTTGTAAGAATAGAGAACGTGAATGGTAAGTGGGGAAGGGCTTGGTTTCTTGGCGCTTATAATAAAAATGATTACTTTGACGATGCTACACTATTAAAAAAGGGACAGATTGATCCATCAAATAACTTTAAAGTAAAGGCAGATTGTTACAATCTACCAATCTCTAAATTAAAATATAGGAATGGGCTGGATGGATAACAAAGTAGAGCTTTTAGGATATTACGGATCAGACGAGGTGATCGCCTGTTCAGCATGGACGAGTACATCAAGGAATCTTACGGATGAAAAACGAGGACGAATACACAGACTTATTGAAATGCTCTGGATCAACGGACATGAAACGCCTTTTGAAAAAGGCTCGGTTCACTTTCTTGTTGACACAGACATTGCTAGTCATATTCATTTGCTTAAACATCGCATTAGTAGTCTTAATGCTGAGTCAGCTAGGTACAAGGAATTAAAAGAAGATAAGTATTATATCCCAGAAGATTGGTCTGATGAATGGGCGAGGAAACTTTCTCTGTATACTCAGGAAGGTAATCAACTTTACCATGAGTGCATTAAAGACCTTGAACCACTTTTGGGACGCAAACGAGCAAAAGAGTCAGCACGATTCTTCAAGACGTACAACAGTCAGATTCAAGCAGACATCTCCTTTAATATGCGATCCTTTGCTAATTTCCTAAAACTTCGTAATTCTGAACACGCACAGGTTGAAATTCGCGAGATAGCTGCTAAAATGTTAGAGTTGGTTGAGGGGATTGAAGGAAATCCATTTAAGTTTACACTTGGAGCATTTAAGTTGAATAGGGAAACATAATGAGACTGGCACTAGCAATTTCTTTTGTTATGCTTTGTGTGTTAGATAATATATTTACATACGAGATAATAAAATATCCTTTCTTTAAAGAAATAGCGCCAGTAGGTATGCTTATGGTATCAATACCTTTTGGACTTTGGATTCAAAAGTTTTGTGTGTGTTTAGGTTTGTACTATTTTAGAGATAAAATTAAGAATAGATTTCTATGGGCAATCGACTTGGGTATGTTGTTCGTTGTTTTAAATAATGGTTACTGGTACTATGAGGTAATGACAAGAACATGAAAAGTATAGTAACAGGTGGAGCAGGATTTATAGGAAGTCACCTCGTTGAAAGATTAGATAACTTAGGGCATGATGTCGTTGTCTTAGATGATTTTTCTACAGGAGAACCTGAAAATTTACCTAAAAGACACATGGACAAAGCAAGGATAGTGGATATAACAGATTGTGATTTAATTTCCCATTGCGAAGGTGCGGATTACATATTTCACATGGCAGCAAGACCTAACGTTCAGGGTTCTATTGACCATCCAGAAGTATCTGCATATGATTCGTTAGCAACTCTAAAAATACTAAACGTAGCAAGAAAACTAAAAGTAAAAAGAGTTATATTCAGCAGTTCATGTTCTATATATGGTGACGCAGAAGAAATACCGACCACAGAAGAAGAATCTAAAAAACCTAAGAGTCCTTACGCATTAAGTAAGTATCAAGGCGAGCAGTATTGCAGACTGTTCAGTGAACTTTATGGATTAGACAGTGTGTGTCTTAGATACTTCAATGTGTACGGAGATAGAATGACAAGCACAGGGGCATACAGAAGTGTGCTTAGTGTATTTTTAGAAGCAAAACAAAACGGCAAACCATTGAACGTAGTAAACGATGGAGAGCAAAGAAGAGACTTCGTTCATGTGTCAGACGTAGTGGAAGCTAATATTAAATCTATGGCGCTTGATTGTTGGGGAGATAGCATAAGTATAAATATAGGATGTGGTAAAAATTATTCTGTTAATGAAATAGCAGATATGATTGGTGGAGAAAAGGTTTACGGAGAGAAAAGAATAGAACCTAAACAAACATTAGCGTTAATTGAAGAAGCAAAACGTATTTTAAATTGGGAACCTAAAGTTAAATTGGAGGATTGGTTAAATGAGTTTTAAAGCACAAGCATTAAATTCTTTGATGTTGAAAGCAGCAGCAGACAGAGCAGAAGCAATGACAAGTTTGGAGATTATGCTGGATCACCCAGCGGGTATTGGAGAT